CCGGATAAAATCGCTGTATCTGTGGAGCGAATCGCCAGGCACAGGAAAAACGACGAGTGCTTCCGTTTTGCTCCTAGAATATATAACGGCGCACTACATCGGAAGTTTAAAACGCGGATTACAGCCGAAACAAAGACCGGCAATGTTTCTCGATATAAATGAGATGCAAACGGATTATAACCTAGCTAGTATGACGAATGACGACGCAGGAATGGCGCGGGTCACAGCAACTATGCGAAAGGCGATGACGGTTGACTTCCTTGTTGTTGACGATATAGGAATTAGAGATTCTACAGCAAGTTTTAAATCGCTAGTCCACGCAATAGTTAACGCTAGGACGACTAACTCATTACCTGCGATTTATACATCTAACCTTGCAATCAGTGAAATGGAAGGGGTTTTCGACGCAAGACTTGCCGATAGACTTAGAGATCAATGCTTAACCTTACACTTTAGCGGCGTATCTAAAAGGGGGCGACGGTAATTGCAGAGAAGTACTAAAAGAAGGACGTATGAGGAAGTTAAGGCAGCGTTCGAACAGAGAGGCTATATTTTACTAAGTAAGGAATACCGCAACAATAAACAAAAATTAGATTATATATGCCCTAAACATGAGGATATTCCACAAACAACGCGCTTTAACGATTTGCAAAGTGGGCACGGGTGTAGGGATTGCGGAAGAGAGCGGTCTATTTTGAACATGCAAAAGCTGGCAAATTCACAGAGAGCTGATTATAACGATATAAAAGCAGAAGTAGAAGACGCGGGATTCCGTATGATATCGACCACCTATGAAAATGCACACGAACACCTATTGATTGAATGCCCATATCACGTTGGGAAAATATTAAGAGTCAGGATTGGTGATTTCCGGGTCAGTGTCCATAAGTGCAAGCATTGTGCAGTAGACATGAGGAAGGTTCCTTTCGCCGAAGTAGTAGATGCTTTTAACCGTAACGGCCATCGACTCCTTAGTGAAGAACATGAATATATAAACTCGGAAAGTCCATTGAGGTATATTTGCGAAAAGCATCCTGACAGAGAAGGGATGAAGACATATGCTAGCGCTAGGGAAGGTAGAATGTGCCCGGAGTGTTATTCAGAATACGCAAGCGGCGAAAACAGTGTGCATTACAATCATGATATCTCAGAAGAAGATCGGAATAGAGATAGAAGATTTGACGCGGAACATCATAGATGGAGGATTAAAGTCTTTCGCAGGGATAAGTTTACCTGCCAGTATTGTGGCGAATACGAGAGGAGAAGGCTCAACGCACACCATATGGACGCTCACCATTGGTGTATAGAGCGAAGGCATGACGTGACTAATGGGATATCGCTATGTGAGCCTTGTCACAAGGTATTCCATATGAAGTATGGATATAGAGACAATACAGAGGAGCAATTTGAGCATTGGATGTCACAAATTGAAGATTGGGTGGCGCTGAGTCGTGATAGAAAGGAGGCAAAACGATGAATCCGAAACTAAAGCCAATCGCGCAGCTAGGGGACTTGGTAACGATTATCGGTTACGCAAATCGATTATACCGAATCGATTCGTACACATACGAATTTACGTTTGAACGCGGACTCGAAACGGAGGAAATCTATTACGATTGCTCATGCGTAACCTCCGCGGAATATACGCTCGCAGCGCAGGAAGATATAACGGTTGCCTGCACCGATGCCCATTCGGAAATATTCCTAGAAACGTATGAGCATCCGAAAGTCGACGTAGTAGCCATGGACATATTCGAAAACTTATTCGCAAATATGAATTGGGAGGCGGAAGAAATGACGAAGCCACAAGCGGTAAGCAAGCCGAAGGAAAAGACGGAGCAGCAACGTATTGACGCGCTACTCGACGAAAGGAACGACGTGGGGATATTAGACGGCATTATAACTACGCAGGACGCGGAGTATAAACAGCACAGGCTCGCCGAAATAGATGCGCAAATTAAGGAAGTGATGGCGGAATGATTATCGACGTCGAAACTAAGGCGCTTTATGAAACGTTGAAAGAAACGTCTACACATGCGAGAGGAACGTATTGGCCGACGTTTTTATGCGAAATGGCGATCGAAGAGAAATACGAGAAGCCTACGCGGAACTATCGCGCATGGTGTGCTAGATATCGCGGGCAGGATTACGGCGAGTGGTATCGTTGCCTAGCATTTATCACGTATGGATACGGAAACTATTCGAATAACGACCGCAGAAGAAACGGATTGCCAGCACGTCGAAAATAACGAAAGGAGGCGGAAGAAATCGAGTATGCGAAATTAATCCTAAATAAAGTCGTAGAAGACGGCACCACAACGCCACTCACACGTCATAACATAACGCTTGCCGATATGCACTCGGACGTTGATCGCGCGGCGTATAAGTTTATCACGGAATACGCGGAAGCCAATGCAGGCAAGGCGCCAAGCTACCTCGCAGTCACGGGAAGCGTCACAGGGTTCGAGTATCTTCCGGAAGTATCGGATTCGTATTCGTGGCTGACTACGCAGATTAAAGAACATTCGGCGCAGCAGGCGGTTGTCGATTGGTTCCGTAAAGGCGATTTCGAACGGAAGCTGAACGAACTCGGCGGGGAACGGTTTATAAACGAATGGTTACCCGGACAAGTGTCCACTATTCAGACGCAGACTAACGTTAGGCAGTCGGTTGGGACGGATATTAAGCGGGACGGTAGCCTATTCCTAGACGAGTATTTCGACCGCAAAGCCGGACGCTCGTTTAAAATATGGAAATCGAAGTTTTCGTTAATCAACGACCAAATAAGCGGGTATTTCAGCGGAAATATGTATACGTGGTATGCGCGGTCGGGTCGAGGTAAGTCGATTATAACTTCCGAGGAAATTATCGAAGCTGCGTTTCAAGGGGCGAACGTACTCGTGTGGGCAATGGAAATGTCGAGATTCGAATGGATGGCACGAGCCTACTCGACTATCAGCGCAAGATTAAGCGGAACTGTCGAAATGATTGACGGCGTTAATTACGAGGTAGGTTTCGATAGTCGACAGATGTTATCGGGGAAACTCGAAGAAGGTTACGAAGAAGGACTTCGGGCATTTGTCGATAAACTAGCGGAAGGCGAAATCCTTAAAGGTAATATTATACTCCGCGCTGCGGACGATCCGGACTTTATAAAGCGAGACGTAAAGCAGTTAGAAGCGGATATTATTGCAACGAAGGCTGACGTAGTGCTTATCGATCCCATCTACTTGATGGACTTCGAACAGAATACGTCCAGAACTGCGGGAGGCGATGTTGCTAACACGTCAAAACGATTGAGGCGGATTGCAGGGACGGAAAATGTCGTAATGCACATCGTCACGCAAGCGGAAGAAGTAAAGGACGACGAGGATGAAGACGGTAATCGCGAGATTAGACCCCCGAAGCGTGCGGAAATAAAGAAAACGAAAAGCGTTTTAGAGGACGCTGCGAACACATTCGGGATAGATTCGCTAAACGGCGAAGGCATTATAGAAATCGGAAAAGGACGAAATGGAGGTGAAGGAACGCAGGTACATCTGTTATTTTTACCTAATTTCGGGATTGTTCGACAAATGGAGACGGGCGAAGAGGTTGCATCTGATTTCAACTTTTGAAAAAAGGGGTTATGTAGTGCTTATCAAAAAGCAAGTTAAGGTTAAATGGAACGGGATGACGCGCAAACATTACGAATCATTCGGGTACGAGTACACTAAGAAGGACGAAGAGTTTTGGGTTTGCACAAGTGAGTTAACTAGGGGAAGTAATATAGTAGTTGCTTTCACATGCGATTATTGTGGTGTGTTAAGTAGTAGGCAATACACAACTTTAATGAGGGCAAGAAGAATTATAGAAAAAGATACTTGCACTGGGTGCGAGTCCAAAAAACATTATGAAACGTTATTAATAAATAAAGGATCATTGGAGAGTGAGTATCCTTTAATTTCCAAGGATTGGTGTTATAAAAGTAATGTGTTAACTCCCGACAAGATCACGCCTTATTCAGGGAAGAAAGCTATATGGTTGTGTGTAGGAGGACACTCGTGGGAGGCTGCAATATATTCAAGAACCCTAGATGGGACAGGATGCCCTAAGTGTACTCTGTCTAAAGGGGAAATGTATGTAGCAAGTTCCCTATATGTATTAGACGTTGATTACAAGACTGAACATAGCTTCCATGACTTAATAGGGACAGGCGGAGGGCCCTTAAGGTTTGACTTCGCTCTATTGGACAGGTTCGGGGAAGTTAAAGCATTAATAGAATACGACGGGGCTTTCCACTACGATAAACAGTTTGAAGGCGATGGGCATGAACAGCTTGTTATTCATGACAGAAGGAAACTTGCGTACTGCTTAAAAAACAATATACCTTTATTGAGGATTCCTTATTATTGGGAAAACGATGTACTAGCGATAGTTAAGCGATTCCTTGGGAGTAAGGAAATGGTAGGGATTGACCTGAAACGGGGGGTGAACGTATGAAACCGACGAAATGGAAATACGTATTTGACGCAAGCAACGTTATTCAATGGCGATACTGTCCGATATGCGGAGCGGAGATTATCGAAGTATACACGGGCGATTACGTCGGTAATATAATGTGCAACGGCGAGGCAGAAAGTTGCGATATTGATTTCGGAGTATGCACGGAGTTTACGCCTAAGCAAACGGATATCGTAAGATTCGCCAACGGATTATGCCTCGTATGTTGGGAGCCTATGCCGGATAAAAGCGAGTATATCGACGTATGCGACAGGTGCGTGCCGTTATGCCGATAATTAAAATACGCAACCATGAAGTCGACGTTGACATAACGGTAGAACTCGAAAACTACGATTGGGGCTACAACGCGCGATGGTCCACGGATAAGCTTATCGCAGCCAGCCCGTTCAGAATCGATGCACACCCGAGTTTCTACGTATCATTAACCGGAGAATATGCGGGCGTGTTCGGGGATTCCGGAGCTATCGACGACGAATACGTTTCCGGAGGCTTCGTGAAGCTACTCGCATATCTACGAGGCGAAGGAGAAGAAGAAACAGCGGATTACCTGCTCGGAGAATACGGCGCACTATACGAAATAACGCCGAACGAGCCTATCCGATTGCCCTCGTTAAATATCCGACAGCCGGATCGCTACAAAGCGCCGGACGGCCAGCTACTTACGCAGGCGGTTAGTCCATACTTAACAACCCGCGGGATATCGAAAGAGGCGCAGCGAGCGTTTAATGTCGGATACGGCGCTAACTATGTAGGATTTACCGCGATGCCTTGGTATACGCCAGATGGACGGCTTGCTAACGTTAAGTATCGAAGCACGCGAGGCAAGACGTTCTTCTACGAGCT